TGCATTGGCTAGAGTACAACCAGCTGAAGAAGGTAAACAAACAGTACGGAAAATTAAAGAATACATTAATAAAGCATCTGGTAGTAGACCTGGTCAATTAATACGAAGTGCTGGTAAATTTATAGCTGGTTCTGAAGAGTTAGAAGTTTTAACTAAAAATCTAGCCGACTTGCAAGTAAGAAATGCACAGTTAATGGGAGCTGGAACAGACGCTGCTAGAGAAACTATTTCAACCATTTCTGGAAGTGCAGACTTAACTCCAGCAGCACTTAATCAAATTGTTGATCGAGCAGATGCCTCCAACACAGCTGTTATTAAGTTTAATAAAGCATTAAAACAATATGAAACTAAACGTGGCCATACCAATTCAGCTGTTAATGCAAGTAACTTACAGCAATCTTGGGCTGAAAACTATGATCCACGGATATTTATGGTACAGAACATTAATGCCAGCAATATGTCTCCAGCTGAAAAAAAGTTAGAAATTAGTAAAATTTTAAAAGAATTGTCAGCAAGTGAAATAGAAACATTAAGAAAAAAATCAGAAAATATTAAACGTCTAGAAAACGGTGATTATAAATGAGTTATGAAAATGATCCTGATGTAGCTGCCTTTGGAGTAACTAAAAAGAAAGCTGCTGCCGACTTAAATAATCCAAGTGGATTAGGTTATAACGGTCAGACTTGGACTTCTTATGACACTCCAGAACAAGGTGTACAAGATACTCTTAGGTTAGTTCAAAAGAAGTTAAAGACAAAAGGATTAAACAATCCAGAAAGTTTTGTTGGTAACTGGGTAACTGGCAATCCGTCTAAAGGTGGAGCTGTTACAAGTGGCAATTATGTTAAAAGCCTAAAAAATGAATTAATCCAAAATGGTATTCAATTAAATCCTGATGGCACTATCCCAGATACGTCAGAGGCTGCTCATGCTATTACTAGAGCATTAATTAAAAATGAGACTAGTCCTGATAAACAACAACAGTTTTTAAAGTATGTAGATCCTAAGAATCCGTACTCGACTGATCCAGATGTTGGAGCATTCCAAGTAGTAACACCAGAAGAAAAAGTAGATAAACCGTATCAGCCAGGCTTTTACAATCCTAATCTACAAAAACAAGCAGCTAAAGCCAGAGTTAATATGCCTGGTGCAGCTGCTGTTGAGCAATTTGGTAAAGATGTAGCTCAACCTATTGCTGAAATGGATTTTGCAAAAGAAAGTAGTTTACCTAGTGTTGGTAAGTATGCTCTTGGATCTATGCCAATTGTTGGTACTGGCCGTGAGGCTCAAACAGCAGAGGCACAAGCAGAACTACAGCGAAGATTGGTAAAAGGTGTAGAAGGAGTTAAGTCATTTGTACAAAGTCCTATAGAATCCTTACAAGGTGTTTACGAAGGATTAAAAAATGCTAGACCTGGACAAATAGTTGGTGGTGCAATTAAAAGCACATTATTAGAACCAGAATTGGCTTTGTTACCAGTTAAACCAGTTCTTAGTGGAATTGGAAAAACAGTAGAGGCAGCTGGTAAAGTTGCTGCACCTGTAGTCCAAGGAGCTAAAGAAGGCTTTGGAACTTTGCAAGATGTATTCCAAGCTACTCGACAAGGTGCTAAACCAGCAATGATTTCTCCAGTTCCAAGCACAATGGCTGGTGGTGGAGCTGCATTAACTCAACAGGCTAATGCTGTAAAAGCTGCTTTACAAAATGTTCATCCAGAATTTGTACAAAGTCTATTGCGTGAGGCTGGAGTACGTTCTATTGATGAATTGCCGTTTGACCGTCTTAACTTACAGGCAATAGATACACAACAAAAATTTAATAAATTTGGCATGATGGCTACTGAAGGTGAAGCTTTAGGCGATGTAGCTAAAATGTCTGACGAATGGAATAACCGTGCTAAGAATCCAGAATTATTAAAACGGTTTGAGGAACGTAATCCTAAACTGGTAGCAGCCGTTAATGATATTCAAGAACGAGCTGCACCTGATATTTATACCAAAGACATTAAAGAGCTTGGACAATTAGCTATTGATGATTTAGTTAAAAAAGATGCTGTACGGTTAGCAAACATTGAAAACAATTACAAAGCATTAGAGGCTGCTAATGGTGGTCAATTTCCTATTGATGTAAATCAATTAGGTGCAAACATTGATAAATCATTAAAGTCTAAATTAAAAAGTAAATATTACGAAACGCAATTATCTGAAATAAAGCACGAAATTGATAACTTTATTAAACAAGGATCAATGACGTTTGAAGACTTTGAGAATTTAAGAACTAATTTAGCTCAAGAAATGCGTAGTAGTAAGAACGGTAATGTTCGAGCAGCTGCTCATATTATTCGTGAGCAATTAGAAAATTTACCAATGCCAGATAATTTGACAAGTATTAAGCCATTGGCAGACAAAGCTAGAGCATCTGTGGTTGAACGTAATAAAATTTTAGATTCTAATCCAGCTTACCGTGCAGCCACTAAAGATACTAGAAATATTGCAGAATTACAATCTGGTGTAGACCATGTGGGATCAGATCGGTTTATTAGTAAATTTGTTACTGGTAATACAGATACTGCAAGTCGAGCCAATATTCAACGATTAATACAAGAATTAGGTGAAGATTCACAAGGCCATCAAGCTATCAAATCTGCCACAATTGAACATTTAAAACAATTAGGAGTTAACCAGCAAGGTGTTTTTAAACAAGATGCATTTGGTAAAAATGTAAAAACTGTACTGGGATCTAAATTAGATTCTATTATGCAAAAACCATTTGTTACCGATTTAAATGATTTAGCTGATGTTGCTAGAATGAGTGAACACGTTAAAGGTGGGCCTAGTTTTGCCAATACTTCAAACACTGCTGTAGTAGCAGAACGTAATGCACTTTTACAAGAGGCTAAAAATATTGGAGCTGGTGTAACTGAGGCTGCAATTAATACTAAAACACTAGGTTTTGGTGGTACTTTATTAAGAAGACAAATAGAAGCTAGAGCCGAAAAGAAAGCAGCAGAACAAGCAGCAAAGCAAGCAGCATTAGAAACGCAACGAATTCTCTCTCCATCAGCTGGAGTGTTACTTAAAGATATAGGAAAATAATTATGGCCGTCTTACTATCTCCAATTGGTAATGGATTTAACTTCTTAACCACAACTGGTTTACCTTTAAATGGTGGATTTATTTATACCTACCAGGCTGGATCTACAACTCCTCTAACTACTTATTCTGATTCTCTTGGCACAATACCAAATGCCAATCCAATTACTTTAGGTACAGACGGTAGGACTCCAACAGAAATATGGTTAACAACTGGGTACTCATATAAGTTTGTTTTAACAGACAGTACAAATGCTCAGATAGCAACTTACGACAATTTATATGGCATTCCTAGTTCATCCAGCTCTAGTGCAACATTACCTAGTGGCACAATTGTGATATGGTCTGGATCGATTGGATCTATACCATCTGGATACGTTATTTGTGATGGTGCAAACGGTACTCCAAATCTTAAAGATTACTTTGTAGTTGGTGCTGGTAATACTTATTCTGTTGGTCAAAGTGGTGGATTTACGAGCTCGGTAACCAGTTCTATTGGAACTAATCTACCGTTATATTATGCACTTGCTTACATTATGAAAACATGAGCGATCTAAAATTTATTAGCGAGGTAGAGGCTAACCTATCTACACATGAGGCTATTTGCCAGCAACGATACGAAAGCATTCAAGATTCTTTTGATAGAGGATCTAAACGGATGCAAAGAATTGAGTATATGCTTTATGCATTGATAGCCGTTACATTCTTTGGTAAGGATACTTTTATGGAACTATTACACGCTGTAGTCATTAAATAATGGATACAGTAGACATACTAGCTAAAATATGGCCTTTACTATTGGCTTTTGTTTCGTTAGTTATTGTCCTAGCCAAAATGGATAATAAAGTAACCGTCTTAGAAGAAAAAGTTAAAACATTGTTTGATCTTTGGAATAAGAAATGATTCAAGACATTCTTAAAGCTGTATTACCTATTATTGTTGCAGCACTTGCATGGCTACTTGGTCAAGTATCAGACTTTTCTACACGACTTACAAAGATTGAAGGTCAAATGCCAGCTTTAATTACTAAAGAAAATGTACCTACAGACAGTCCATTAAGTGCAGAGGCAAGGCATAAACTAAAAGAAGAAGTTTATAAAGATATTCACCAGCTACAGGTTAAGGTGCAACTGCTTGAAGAACGAGAAAAGAGGAAATAATGTTTGGAATAGACGATATTATTAGTGTTGGAATGAAAGTCCTGGACAAGGTAATTCCTGATCCAGAGCAAAAAGCTAAAGCACAATTAGATTTACAAGAACTTGCTCAAAAAGGTGAATTAGCTCATATACAGGCTGACATTGATAAGTTTAAGGCAGAAGTAGAGGATAGAGACTCAGCTAGGAAAGCCCATGCTGAAGTTGCTACGAGTGCGAATTCTACGCAATTAGACAAGGCTGTAGTGCCTGTTCTAGCATTGGGAGTAGTAGGACTAGCATTCTTATTAATTGCAGTCCTGATGTTTGTAGACACTCCTGATAACCAGCAACAATTAGTTATCTTTGCATTAGGATTTATTACTAGTGCAGCTGGACAAGTCTTATCGTTTTACTTTGGATCAAGTCAAGGCAGCAAGGATAAATCGGAGTTAATGAAAGGCTTAAAATGACAAATCTATCAGAGCACTTTACTTATGAAGAACTTACGCATACAGATCATCGTGAATTTGACAATACTCCGAATGATGCTGAGTTGGCTAATCTTACTCGCTTGGCAGAATTTCTTGAACAAGTTAGAACGCTACTGGGCAAACCCATTTTTATTAATAGTGCTTTCCGTTCTAAACTGGTTAATGATGCTGTGGGTTCTAAAGATACTAGTCAGCATAGGTTGGGTTGTGCTGCAGACTTGAGAGTTGTAGGAATGACTCCTGATGAAGTTGTACAAGTTGTTTTATCATCTGACTTGGGTTATGACCAGATTATCCGTGAGTTTGATAGATGGACTCATATTAGTATTCCTAATTCAATTCATAATGAACCACGGAAACAAGCCTTGATTATTGACAAACAAGGTACACGTTTATATAGTAGTACAACAATGGAGAAAGAACATGGCAACTAACTTTAAAATTTCTGGTGGAGCTAGTAAAGGTAACACTAAATCACATTATGTTGTCGAAAGAGAACATGAAAAAGCCGAGCATAATGAAATTACTCGGCTGGCTAAAAAACTAGAAAAACATATTAATTTACCAATGGAACAGGCGCATTCTGATCAAAGCGATGCACCTTTACCCAACATGAGAAAGTATTAAAACGGTACGTCTTCTAATGTTTTAGGAAATGGATCTTTAGGTTCTGGCACATTTAAATAAGCCATTAGAGATCCGTCTTTTAATGCGAATAACGGTAAAGATTCAATCTTTATCATTAAATCACCGTTCTTGGTCTCCAGCACAACACCAATAGATTGGTATTTTTTCTTAGATTTACCATCTTTATCTACATACTCACTTACTGCTGCTTTTACATAATATTTGACTGACATTTTATCCTCGCATTAAATTTGTTTCGACTGCCACTTCATTCAAGAATTGCTGTACTTCTTCTTCCATCTTTTCAATGAAATCTTTATCACGCTGAATTTGCTCAATGTATAACTGGCACTTCTCAGGCATTCTCGGATCATAGCTAACAAACCAGACATGATCGATATGTTTACCTACACAGGCCATTTGAGCTTGCATCTGGGTAACATACTTGCCAGGAGTTCCAGACTTAAAGTATGACCAATGGATCGATGAGCTAAACGGACATTTAATCTCGATGAGTGCATCATTACCTACTAGACCATCAGGAGAGCAGCCAAACCATTCTATGCTAGGATGTTTAATAAATGCTACTTGGTCTACAAATACATTGTGTAAAACCTCAAAAGCGACTCTGGCTGAGTTTTCAAATTCCTTGCCATGCTCCATTGCCTGATTAGAATAAGACGGCTCTATGATGCCTGTAACACGTTGCAGAGCTAATTCTATTAAATAATTGGCTCTGGATGCTGATACACCAGTCTTTGTTCTAGCCATTACGTCTGCAACACGACTAGCAGTTACAGATCCTCTGCGAACTTCCAGCCATTCTAAAGATCCTTGTTCCATATTTAACTCGCTTTCAATTGTTTAACCATCTCACAAATTAATTTCCATTCCTCAAGCGTAGGCAATATGTCAGGATTCATTACAATTTCTTTATTCATTTCTCATTCCTCCATGCCACAAAATGTTCACCCAAGTTTTGTTCCTCTAAATACTTTTGCATTAGTGTCACCTCTTCTCTTAGCAAAACTATTAAGTCTGTTTGTGGTTGCTCTTTAACTAAGTTATGTAACGCTTGTATTTCTGCTGACGTATACAACGGATTTAGTTTAAGTATTGAATCAGGTGGTGATTCTTTAAAAATTACCCCACCATCTGAGATATAAGCTACTGGTTTCATCTATCGTTCCTCTCTTGTTTAGCAGCGATACACATTTCAGCATACTTTTTAGGTACATCTGGATGCCAGCCACCCAGTAACATATTGCAATTAATCTTATATTTTTCCTCGGCTCTAGATAATTCTGTAAAGTAGATAATAAATCCACATAAAAAGATAAATGCTGATAAAACTACAATAATTTCACGCATTAAATTTCTCCTCAAGATTTTCTAAAAGTGCCTCAACTCGGCAATTCCATAACTGACTATCGGCAGTTTGTGGCCAAGCAATTAGATGGTTTTCAATAATATCTTTCATCTTTAATAAATCAAGCTGTTTTTGTTTCTGGCACAGCTCATCAATAGTTTCTCTAATAGTCATACTAGTTCTCCTTTTCTGGCATCTTTGGCCTTAGAAATACGATCAATTGCTACTTTATCTTTACTCAACTCTTTGTAAGCCTGACCATAAACAGCCTTTAATGTATCAATGTCTAGGCACTCATTAATCATGTCTATCCAATGTGTACATAAGTCGGTTAAATCGGCTACGTCTTGTTCTGGAAGGTCTTCACCTTGGTAGATATAAATAGCTAAACCGTGGAGCGATATTGCCTTGGCAAGAGCTCTTTGCATAGCCGTATTAACGTCCATGCTAGATGGATTAGGAATTGGCTTATTCTGGTTATTTAATACAGGTAATTGAGCCGTCATAACCTTACCAAAAGCAGATACAGAGCAGAATACCATCATTGATCCGTCTGTAAATGTCATAGGATCTTTGTAATCCCAAGTAGCCATAGGATCATGCTGTAGCAAAATATCCACGGAATTTGACCAACTCAAGTAGGTAAATTTACCTTTCTTCTCTACGAATGCATTTACATTAATTTTGCGTAATTCTAAATATTTACTCATGCTAAATCTCCATTGTTGTATTCAAGTGTTGCCTGTTTGTCTGCACATTCGTAGGCATAGTCATAGGCTTTTAAGTACATATAATTGCCTAGACCATACATATCGTTTTCATTAATAAACTCAGCCATTTTGATCTGGTCATCGCTTGTAAATTCGAGCTCAGTAATTAAATCAGCTGGTTTAAATGTAGTTTTAATGAGTACATTGATACGGTCATCAATGACACATTGAGCCAGTTCATTGGCATCGTATTCTTTATCGGTATTTAGCCAGAAGTCGAAGTTAGTCATTATTTGCCTCCTTGTAATAACCAGATTGTTAGTGCTGGGCCAAACATAACTGCAAATCCTATTAGTGCTTGAATAAATGTTTTCATAACTTCTCCAAAGTTAAATGGGAGATTGCTCTCCCAATAATTAATTAATCAACGATTTTTTTGTGGTTTGTAAAACTTCTAGTGTCGGTGTATTCAAACAAGGCATATTTTGCTTGATTCATTATTTGTCTAGCACATTCAGAATCGTCCATTTCTAAAGCGAACTGGGCATCTGAAAGCAATCCAGCAACAAACATGGAGAGGTTACTTGCACGATCAATTTTTCTATCGATTTGTGCTTCTGTGCATCCGTACATTTCTTTTTGGCTCATTTTGACTTTCTCTTTCTTCACTTGGTTAATTAAATTTACTGCATGAATTAAATACTAAAGCAAAAAACAAGATTTGTGTTAGTTTTTGTAAAAATATTTATTTTGTATCTTTTTTACAACTTTCATACAAATCTATACAATATCATATACTATTACGATATTAACACAACAAAGGAAGAAAATGAATCCAATAACTGCATTGCAATTAGAGTTTGGTCTTTTATCAGACTTAGCTCAAAAATTAGGTGTTCGAGAGAGTGCTGTATACGCTTGGAAAGCAAGAAATACAATACCCAAGAAACATATCCGAAGTATTGAAAAACTATCTGAAGGCCGATTAACGAGAGAAATGCTTAGACCTGATCTATACAGAAAGGATTGATATGGCTGGTGATTGGATTAAATTTCAAATTGATACTCCAGACAAGCCAGAAGTTCTTGCAATTGCCAATAGGTTAAATATTGATCCTGATGCTGTTGTAGGAAAGTTAATTCGAGTCTGGTCATGGTTCGATAAACATACGATTGATGGTAACGCACAGAGCGTTACATTTTCGTTTCTAGATCGTCTCACTTGCGTTACAGGTTTTGCAGAACAAATGCAATTTGTTGGATGGTTAGAACAAAACGGAAGTGTCTTAACAATGACCAATTTTGTTTATCACAACGGAAAGTCAGCAAAATCAAGAGCTTTGGGAAAGGATCGTCAAGATAAGCACAGAATTAGTAACGCAAAAAGTAACGCAAATAGTAACGCATCTACCGTTACGAAGTCGTTACCAGAGAAGAGAAGAGAAGAGAAGATAAATACTTATACGGATGATTTTGAGTTGTTTTGGAAGTTGTATTCAAAGCCAGTAGGCAAAGTGAATGCATTTAAAGAATGGAATAAATTAAAACCAAATGTTGAATTAATTAAAACAATTACAGAAAAAGCAAAAGCACAAGCTATTGCAATACCAGAAACAAAGTTTCGTAAAGATGCAGAAAGATGGATCAGAGACAGAAGATGGGAAGATGAGATTACTGCAAAACAGACTAACGATATATTTTCACCACAAAGGACAACATCATGATTGGACAAAAAGAAGTATTCGAAGACTTGTACTCTGGTAAACAAATACCAAGTATTTTTGTATTCGTAGGAGATAAATCAGATTACTGGGATATGAAAGATACCATCTTTACAGAACAAAACAGACCAAAACCAAATGACTTATCTTTTTTAAAAGATCAGGTAGTACAACTAATTCACTTTAAAAACGCTTCTGACGAGTTTTTCTTTACTTGGTATACCTACCTATCAACCATAGGAATAAAAACGCTTGTAGCCACGGATTCGGAGGTAGAAACGTATGTTAGTAGACATTGATCTCAGTAAATACGCTGAATACTCTGAAATTAGGAATATGGTGAACGAAAAGTCTGATTTTGAGGCTGAAGTAGTCGAGTACTTTCAAAACCTACAAAACGGTATTTTAGGTGACAAATTGCCTTTTTACTCTGCACAACAAAAAATAGGCTTTCGTAGAAAAGAAATAACCGTTTTAGCTGGAGTAAACGGTCATGGAAAATCATTAATCCTTGGTCAGATTGCACTCGATATTGTGGATAAAGGATCAAAAATTCTCATGGCAAGTTTAGAAATGCCTCCAGTATCAACTTTAGCTAGGATGACTAAACAGGCCACAGGAGTCAATATTCCTACTAAACAACAAATAAATGAGTTTATGAAATGGAAATTAGATCAATTCTATTTATTTAACCATGTTGGTAGTTTGGAGTCCTGGCAAGTTATTAGTCTTTGTAGGTATGCAGCACTTGAACTAAAAGTTAGCCATGTGATTATTGATTCTTTGACTAAATGTACTAGAGGTGAGACTGATTATGACGGTCAAAAAGACTTTATGAACCAGTTATGTGAGGTTGCTAAAGAAATGAATATCCATGTTTTCTTAGTTCACCATGTTCGTAAAGGCAATGACGAGACAGAAACAGCAAATAAATTTGATTTAAAAGGATCTGGATCGATCTCGGATTTGGTGGACAACGTCATAATAATTGCCAGAAATGTAAAAAAAGAGCGAGAAACGGAAATAAATGGCATAGCAGATAACACTATTCCTGATGCTGCATTAATTGTAAGTAAACAACGTCATGGTGATTGGAACGGCACGATCAGGCTCTGGTACGACAAAAAAAGCCAGCAATTTATCGAAAATTTTAATCAACCAGTAATTAAATATGTGGAGGTAATGTGAATGAGTTGGCTCTTTTCGCAGGTGCTGGTGGAGGAATACTTGGGGGACATTTGCTTGGATGGAGAACAGTCTGTGCAGTCGAATGGGAAGCCTACCCAGCAAGCGTACTTGTCGCAAGACAAAATGACAAAATACTCCCGCCTTTCCCGATTTGGGATGATGTTCAAACCTTTGACGGAAAACCTTGGCGAGGAATTGTTGACGTTGTATCTGGAGGATTTCCATGCCAAGACATCTCAGCAGCTGGAAAAGGAAGAGGAATTGAAGCCGAAAGAAGTGGAATGTGGCGAGAGATGGCAAGGATTATTGGCGAGGTTAGACCAAGATACGCTTTTGTGGAAAATTCCCCAATGCTCACTACTAGAGGACTTGGAACAGTCCTTAGAGACCTGGTCCAATTGGGGTACGATGCAGAATGGGGAGTGCTTTCAGCAGCCGATGTTGGTGCAAACCACCACAGAAAACGAATTTGGATATTGGCTTACTCCGACAGCTACAGCAATATCAGGTCGCAGCCCACAAGCAATGGAATACAGAACAAAACAAAGAGAAAGTCAAGGACATCGAACAGTTCAACCAGGCAATCTTGCGGAACAAGTGATGTATTCAGGTCAAATTCCATGCAAAGATATGAAACATCCGTCATATTGGCCAACACCAGTAGCAAGAATGTGGAAAGACAATGCAAGCCCATCGGAATTTCAGAGGAACGAAATACCATTGGCAGCTCAAGTTGGTGGAACATTGAACCCAACCTGGACCGAGTGGCTCATGGGGTGGCCGCTAGAGTGGACAGACTTAAAGCCATTGGAAATGGACAAGTGCCACTTTGTGCAGCAACAGCTTGGAACATACTTAAAGGAAGAATAAATGGACGATCCTAATAAAGCAGTAGATTTTTTACTTAAAAACTCCAAAATATATGCCCAGGCTAAAGCTGAAAGAATCTATTTGGAAGAGTTTAGAAAGTCCAAGAAAGCATTATTAATGCAACAAGCCCAAATGCATGGAGTAGAGACAATGTCGGCTCAGGAGCGTGATGCTTATGCAAATAAAGAATATCAAGAATTAATTAAAGGATTAGCAGCTGCTGTAGAAATCGAGGAGGATCTACGGTGGAAGTTAATAGCAGCTCAGATGCGAGTTGATATTTGGAGAACCAATCAGGCAAATAACCGATTTATAGAGAAAGGATTAACATGAACCATCCATTTAACGTCATTGTGCATTTATTAAAACAATATAACCAGGCTATTCAAAACAGAGAATATGTCAGAGCTTATGAACTGGCCACAGATATTACGGATCAAGCTCAAAAGTTAGAAGATTTTGCTCAAGAGTCGGCAAATGCTGATTAAATTAACAAAAGAAGAAATTATTGTTGCTAGTCAGGTAGGTATTTTGCGACAGGCTGAAGATATTGACGAAGAAAAAAAATCAGTATCTGGTGAAAAACCTGAGTTGGCTTGGCAAAGACACATTGAAGGAGCTTTGACCGAATGTGCAATGGCAAAATATTTAAATGTTTATTGGAATAAGAGGCCTTGGCCTCATCCAGATGTTGGTAATATAGACGTTAGGAGCACTCATTGGTCATTTGGAGACTTACGCATAGAGCATAAAGATCCTGATGAACGAAAGTTTTACCTATTAACTGGATTAAATGGTACTTATACTATTCGTGGCTGGATGTATGCAAAAGATGGTAAACAGGATAAATATCTTAAAACCTATGATAAAAACCGAGAAATGAAATTTTTTATCCCACAATCACATTTAAACCATGACAAAAAGTGAGAAACAACATTATGACAAAATTGCCAGAATTGGCTGTAGCCTCTGCAAATTCGTACTTGGGTACGATGATACACCAGCTGAGATCCATCATATTAGACGGTCAGGAAAGCGATCCAATGCTCCAGTTATCGGACTCTGTTACGAACACCATCGAGGAAATACAGGTATTCACGGCTATGGACGCAAACAGTTTGAACGAATATACAACACAACCGAGGAAGCGTTACTTACCAAAACCTTAGAGCTCATATGATTACATTACCGTGGTATCCCAGACAATTAAATCCTAATGTTAGTTCGCACTACCATGAAAAGGCAAGGCACAAAGCCATATATAAAGAAGCTTGTTATTGGATAACTAAAGAATCTAAAACAAAAAGTAAAGACTATACAGAGCTACATATACGATTTTTTAAGCCTACTCGAAGGTGGATGGATTTAGATAATATGTTGGCCAGTATTAAATCTGGGTTAGACGGTATGTGTTTGGCACTTGACATTGATGATCGATGTTTTACAAAAATAGTCATAGAAATTGATAAAAACATTGGTGGAATGATACAAATAGAGTTAAAATAAATCGTGCAATTACGCACTTCTTTTAGCTAAAGGATGAATTATGGGAATGATGGACAAAAAAATGATGAAGAGCTCTACTGGTGCTATACCTCCAAAGAGTGCTAGTGCTGCCGACACAAAAGGTGAGCGTAGAGACAAGATGGTTGGTGGTGTTGCAATGGGTATGATGGATAAGACTGGCAAGGACAATCAGTTTAATACTGGACGTTCTGAAGGTGTTTGTTATACTCACGACAGAAGCGGCTACAAGTAATAAGCGAAATGGCCCAAGTCACGTCTTGAGCCACTTCTAACCAAAACAACTTAAGAGGAGTTGCAATGGCTGTAAATAAGAATACCGATACCTGTAATTGTTGTCGATTTTTTTCTAATAATCAGGAAATAATGGGCAGCTGCAAACGGTATCCAACTTACCAGAACCGACATGGCTCGGACTGGTGTGGAGAATACTCTCCTGATCAACCAACACAAGTGGTCAATTTAATTGTTGAACATTTTGTAGAACCAACAGAACAACCGAAGAAAAAACGTGGAAGGCCATTTAAAAAATGAACTTAAAGCCACTCAACGACAAAGTAGTCGTAAAACCAATAGAACGGAATAAATCCGAATTAATTGCCGTCATTATGGATGAGAAAGACAACATGGGTACGGTCATGGCTGTAGGCCCAGGCAAACGTCTAGAAAATGGTAAACGAGAAGAAATGCCGATAGAAGTAGGATCATTTGTTAGATTTGGACAAATGGGCAATGATGAATACTTAAAATATCAAGAATACTTTGAAAATGGCGAAAAATACCTCATAATGAGCTGGCAAGACGTATGTTTTATAACTGAAAAGGAGCAATAATGGCAACTAAACCTGGCTTATATGCCAATATTCAT